GTTCCATTCACCTGCCGGGCAACGGGCGGCTCAGCGTGCTGAAGTTCGGCACGGGCCAGTCCAGGTCGATAAGCCGTAACAGACTCTCGACAAATCCTGTCGTCTGCCTGAGGCACCGGGCCGGAACCCGCCAAACCACACCCCGCCCAGAGTCTCGCCCAGCGGAAACGCGGCCACCGCCGCACCGCGGGCCATGACGTCTGCCACGCCCGGTGCCATTGAAATCATCCCTGGCGTCAACGCGTTGAACGCGATGACCCCTATGAGCAGCGCGCAGAGCCCGGTGGTCATATCAGCCACCGCCGACCTGGTGCCCGCATAGTCGGCAATGGCATCTGCGATGCGCTGGCCCAGGGCTTCGGCTTGCGTCTCATCTTCGCTTTTTCGGATCATCTCGCGGAATTGCGGCGCGGCAAGGACGGCGCGCACGACTGTCTCCGGGCCCTCCGCCATCGTGCCCGCCGCAATGGGCACCCCCAGCAGATCGGTCAGGATCAGTGCCTCGACCCGCTCCGCCACCGAGGTGCGTAGCACGATGCGTCGTTTGCCCAGCCAGTCGGCAACGTGTCGCAAGCCGACCTTGCGGCACAAAAACGCTGCGAGCCGAGTCAGCACAAGGATCGGCGACAACACCACTTTGACGGGCGCGCGCAGAATGTCGCGCCCAAAAGCCGCACTGTTCAGGCGCAGCGTTCCGGGCCATGTGAAATATCGCCGCACAAAACCGTCCACATTTGCGCGACGGTCACTGAAATAGGCGCGGCTTGCCGCATTGCCGATAAGACCTGTGGTCGGGGCAGGGGGTGATGATGCGAGCATGGCACTGATCCACCCTCTCCTTTCAGGTTGAAAATGCGTCTCTTTTCTCGGCGCTGCCACCTATACAATGTATGCGGCGTCTCTGACCCATTGATTTCGCCTGTTCCTGCAGTTTGGCGGGTCTGCCAGAATGTCTTCGTGATCATATGGAGATGTCGATGGCGGACGGTGTGGTAGTTCCACCTGGCCATTGGTGCGGTCCACGACGATGGCATCAAAGAACGCCGATCCATTGGGGCTGACCTTGAAGCTGAAGTTGTCGTTGCCCAACAGACCGATCAAGGCGCGCGCGGAAAACCCGGTCTTGAAAGCGAAGGCGGCATCGTTCCCAGCGGCTGCCTTGTTCACAGTCACCTCGATCCCAGAGCCAGCGTTGTTCAAAAGGACTGCGGGCGTGTTCATCGACAGGCGGTTGAAGCTGTCGGCTGTGGCTCCGCCAAGGCCGAGCAGCTGCGCCGTCAGGTTCGCCTGGGGCATCCCCACTTGCGTCACGGCATTGGCAAAGGTGACCGTTGGCGTGTTCACCACGGTGGTTCCACCCGCCCCGGCCGTAGCCGACCCTATATTGACGACGGTGGCCGATCCAGATGCGCCGCCGGTGCCGAGGTTCAGCGTCTTGGTCACACCAGTCGGATTGACGCCCGTGCCCATACCATACGTCGCAGCGGTGATGGCTGTACCGATCGATGCCGCCGCCGCCGAGACCGTTACCGTGCCAGAGGCTGTCAGTGTTCCCGTAACGGAAACTGCCCCTGATGCCGTCAGCGTGCCCGAAAACGTCTTGTTGCCGCTGAAAGTTTGGGTGCCTGCGAGGATCGCAAGTTCCGATGATGTGTTGGGCAGGATAAAATTGCGTGTTGTGGCCGTGCTGATGCCAGACAATGAAAACACCGCCCTCTTGGTCGGATCGATGGCGTTCACCAAGCTAAAAATCGCGTCCGATACATCCTGAGGCACACCAACCGGATCCCAAGCTGACCCGTCCCAGACCACAAACGCGGCTTCATCGGCAATCCACGCCAGCCAGCCCGGGCGCGGGACGAGGCGCATCCAGACGCCATCGACCCAGAGCGCAACGTTCAAGTCCCAGCCCGCCCACAGACCTGTCGCTCCCGAGGCCACGATGTGCCGGTCGCCGTCTGCGGGAGATGCAGGCGGTGCGGTGCGGCTGCGGTCGAGAACCGACAATTGTACCATGGCATCCAGCAGCCGCAGCGCCTCGTTATGGGTGACATGCTTTTGGGCCTGCGATGCCAGGATGTAGGGCAGCAGGAGGTGGGTCGTGATGTCGGACATGTTTCTGCTTTCAGAAGGTGAGGGTGACAGATCGCCCAGCGCCCCGGCCGATCAGGGCCGAAAGCTGGAAGATACGGATTGTGAGGGTTTGGCCCGGGCCGAGGGGAGCGCCCCAATCGGCGGTCTGGTGGGCAGCGGTGTAGAGGACGCTGGTCGTGGTGGTCGTCAGCGTCCGTTTGGTTGTCCCGCCATCGCGGATTTCGACCTCATAGGTCTCGCTGTCTTCCGCCAAGGGCACATCGCCCGCGCCCCAGGTGTCGGCGGCCAGCGACCGCGAGCGGCGTGTCCAGCGGATCGTCAGGTCGCCGGGGTTGCGCGCGGTGCGCCATGGCTGTTCGACATGGCCGACCGAAAACGGCCGCAGACCAGCGCCTTCGGGCGTGAAGGGAATTGCTACAATGGTGTCATCGCTCACCGACTTTGAGGCAGGGCCGATGCGCCAGTTCCACGGTAGGCCCAGATCGGCTTCAGCGATGGGCATCGATGCCAGTGTGGCATCCAGAACAATGACCCGGGCACCGGTTGGCACTAGGCTGACGACAGCATTTTCGGTCCCGCGCTGGCCACGCAGCAATCGGGTCAGACGATAGCGCCCCGGCGCGATCAGCTCGGCATTGCCTGCTTGGATGATCTCCCACTGCCCAGCGCCGGTCTCGACGGCCAGTGCGTTGGCCCCGCCCAAAAGTACGATGTCGGTGACGCTCTCCAATGTGCCCGAAAACAGATCGACAACCAGTGCGTTACCTAAATCGAAGCGCGATACCGGCCCCGCATAGAAGCTTTCCGCCAGCGCTCCGATCCGGGCGCGGCCGCCAAATGTGGTCAGCAGCGCAAAGCCATCCGTCGCGGCGCTGCGATACACCGCCATTTCGCCGGGCCACGGCTTTGCATAGGCGGCGGCAAAGGGACGATGCGCAGGCTGATCCTCGCGAAGTTGCGGTAAATCCAGCAGCATCACATCGGGCGCGCCGAATACCATGGGCGTCGAGAGCGAGGCTGGGCGGGGATCACCAGGTGGCAGATCATAAACGGCACGGTCCTGGCGCACAGCGTCGATGCTGCGAAGGTCCGAGTTCGCGATGGACACCAGCCGCATTTCCGTCAGGCGGCCATCATGATCAAGCAGGATCACGTCGCAGGGATCCAGCGCCAGTCCTGACGGCGGCAGGCGGAACACAGCGCTTTCGCGCCCAACCCATGCCTCCATCAGCGCTCGGCGGCAGCGTCGTTCGGCTTCTTCGGGTGGCACCGCCATCGGGAACGCCTCGGACGCGATGCGCGTGGTGTCGACGGTAATGCGACGCGCCTCGACCTGCGCCGCGTCATAGTCCTCGTCGGCCCGCGCGACCTGCCACTTCAGCGCCTGCGGCAGTTCCGTTTCCTGCGCCCGGGTCAGTTCCATCACGTCGCCTTGTGCCGATGTGGATGCCACAATGCTGTCAGGCGTGATGGTGAGACCGGCAATGCGGCCGCGCATCAGGAACATGATGCGCCCCTCGCTCTCAATGGCATCGAACCCGAAATGCCGGGCCAGTGTGGAAATCGAGGCGCGCGGGGCTTCTAGTGCGGAGATCACATAGCCCTCGATTGCACCCCACAGTCCGGAAACGTCGATTTGAGCCTCCGGCATTCCGGCGCGCAGGCAAAGGTGGCGCACGAGCGCAGCCAAAGACACCGCGCCCAACCGCCCCGTAAGCCAGTGGCCGCGTCGCCAATTTGGGCCGTCGGTCCAGACAGTGGTCAGTTCGGGAAAAAACGGATAAGGCCGCGCATCCCAGGTCCATGCGGCACATTCCGGCACGGTGACCATCCGCGCGCCGGTCATGCCCGAGATCGGGTTGTTCGCCGATACGCCCCAAAAAAGGTACGTCGCCTCGATATAGGCGCGCTGGATCGCATCGTCGCGCCAGCCGCGTGAGAAATACGGCGTGAAGCTTTCCGAGGACTTCGGATCGAAGAACACGTTGGGCTGATTGGTGCCTCGGTCAATCGCCGGGCAGCCAATGTCGGCCGCGACCTGCGTGCGCGATTGCCGGAAGCTTTCGGCATCACGCGACATGATGGTGACATTTACCGATGGCACGGTGCTGGTTTGCCCGTAGCCCGCCGCTTCCCGACGTGACAGCACCCGCTCGCCCCGTTGCAGAATGGCAGGAACTTCGTCAGGTTTAATCCCGGCCCAACCGCCCGCATGCATCCGTGGGGCATTGGCGAATGCCATGGCGGGCACCATGCGGCCGGGGCCCGGCGATCCGACCACAGCACCGGCATGCAGGATGTTCGCGAACAGACCACCCGCACCGCTCAGCGCACCAGAAAGCGCGTTGGCAATCGGCCCGAGGATGAAGCGCCGCGCCGCCAGTTTGACCAGATCAGCGATCATCGATGTGACCAGATCGCGGAAATCTAGCTTCCCGGTTTTCACGAACTCACCCACCGCGTTTTCAGCCGAGGTGAACGCCGCGACCAGCGCGTTGCCAATATCACCCCCGATGTCGCGTGCCTTGGCGGCATAATCGGCGAGGGTCGCAACCGCCGCCTTCCATCCAGTCTTGGCCACTTCGGCCCCAGCCGCAGCAGCTGCCCCAGCGCCACCTGCGGCGCGCCCGGCCTCGGTCACTGACTCGTCCAGCCGGTCTGCAGCATCCGTCGCCCCGTTCAGCGCCGCTTCGCCCTCTGTGCCTGCGCCCGCAACAGCGTCTTTCAGCGCTTGCCAGCTTTGCATTGGGCGGGTGGCTGCATCGGCCAGCATGCCCGAGGCCTCGCGATATGCCTCGGCCCTGAATGTTGCGTCCTCCGCCATCCCGGTCAGGCCTAGGTCGGGGGTTGTGACATAGGTCTGCGCCATTGCGGCCGAGAAGGCTTTGGCGGCAGCGGTTCCGGCAGCTGCTGCGGATCCTTCGAAGGGATTGTCGATCCGGCCCAGCGCCACAGGGTCCAGCGTGCCGATCTTGACGCCACCTTCGCCGACGGCCCAGTCGGGCAGCAGGTCCAGCGCGGCATTCAAGCCATTGATGAAGTTGTTGATCCGGGTGACAACGCCGTTCAGCATCGCCTCGACACCGCTGATCAGGCCGTTGGCGGCTTGGAAGGCGAAGTCGCCGATGGCCGATGGCAGTTGGCCCCAGATTGCCTTCACCGCATCATAGGCGCCCTTGAAGATGCCAGCGGCAGAATTGCCAAAGCTGGTCACCGCTTCAACAGAGGACTGCATCGCCAGATAGACGGTCGCCTGTAGCCCGGCCCAACTGGCCTCGATCTTCGACCAGGCTGACGCCGCGCCTAGACCGATGCGGTCCCAGACTTCGAAGGCCAGATCCTTCAATAGTCCAATCGCGGCCCCAAACCCACCAGCGCCCGCGACGAGCCGAGTGAACTGAAACACCAACTCGCCTGCGCCGACGATCAGCGCACCGATGCCAGTGCGGATCAAAGCGCCGCGCAGGAACACAAGGCCAGTGGCAAGGCCGCGCACCGATAGGGCGGCTGCCGCCAACCCCGCCACCCAGCGCCCCGCCATGAGGGCAGCAAAGGTCGCGGCATACGTGGTCAGGCGACCGATGTTATCGAAAAGCGTCGTGATCGCGATGCCAATCGGGCCGGTACTGCGCGCCATGTCTGCCAGCGCATTGGCTACAGCTTCCAGCGCGGGGGCGGCGGCGACCGTCAGGCGGTTGGTCAGACCGATCCAAATCAGGCTGAGCCGTGCGATGGCATCGCCAGTGCGTTCAATCTGGGATGCATCGCTGGCACTGACAGCCACACCGAAGTCGCGCACATCCTGTGCCGCTTCCCGCAACGTGGCGGAATCAATCCGCAGAAACGCGAGAGCTGCCTTGTCGCCAAAGAGGTCCGACGCCACTGCCGCCCGCTCTGCTTCGGGCACAAACTGGTTCAGCGCCTCTTGAATGGCGATGATGCGCTGGTCGAGGGGCAATGCCTGCAATTGCGCCGCCGTGAGGTTCAAGCGTTGCAGCGCTCCCACGGCGGATCCTGATCCTGTCGCGGCCTCGGACAGTCGGGTGGTCAGTTTCTTGGTGGCCTGCTCGATCTCACCCATCGACACGCCCGCCAGTTCCCCGGCCCATGTCAGGGTTTGCACGCTCTCGACCGTGGTCCGCATCGATTGTGCCAGCTTTGCCTGCGCATCGACATTCGACAGACCCGAGCGGATCATGGCCACGCCAGCCGCCGCCGCAGCGAAGGTCACTGCCGCCAGCGCGATCCCGGCCTTGCGGGCAAAGCTGCCAAGACGGGCATTGGCCAGTTCCATCTCGGAGGACAGACGGCCAAAGCCGCGCGCACCGGCATCGCCGATCCCTTCCAGCTCGGCGCGCACTTGGCGGCCGCCTTCGGCGACGAGCCGAACGCTGACCCTTTTCTCAGCCATGGTTCTCTCCGATTTGCTCGTTTAGTTTGCGCACCATCACGGCCTCGATTTCCGGTAGCAGTTCAGCGGCGATTAGGGTGTCGATGCCCAGCGCAGCAGCGAGGGAGAGGGCTGCACCGATGTCCCAGCCCAAAACAGCGCCGGGGATCACCCTCAGCTGGCCACCAAGGCGACCGACGAGATCCCAGACCTGCTAACCCTCTGGTGTCTGCGGCCTGTTCAGTTTTGCGGGGCAGTCCGGGCACGGCCCCGCGCAGGCGACGCAATACCGGTCGCCCCCGCCGAAGGATCAGTCGGCGAGGGCGCGGAGACGTTTTTTTCCGCGTCCAGGATGAGGCCGCGCGCGATATATTGGGTCTGGAAGGCCTCGAAGACTGGCCAGATTTCCAAGAGGGCGTCGATGCCTTCGGGTGTGACGGTCACGATATTGCCTATGTCATCGCCGACACCTTCCCAATCCAGGACAGCCCTGCGCGCGACGGCTTTTGCCATGGCGAGGGCCAATTCCTCTTGGGTGGCACCTTCGGGCATGGCCTCGATGGCGGGATCGGCACGCGCTGACACCATCAAAGCGGTGGTCAGCGGGGCGACGAGTAGGCGCAGTCCGGGGGCCAATTCCAGCCATTGCGGCGTGGCAGTCATGTTCAGACGGATCATGTTTAATAACTCACAATGCTGTTGATGAGGATGGCGGTGCACATTCGTGCGGGGCTGATGGCTTTTGCTGCCTGCCAGTCGAAACTGGCCTGCACCCCTTGGGGCCCTGCGATCTCAATCCGCGGGCGAGGCAGGTAGACGGCGTGCGCGGTGAAGGTGAAACTCGCGTTGGCCCCAAGGCTATAGTTGAATTCCAACTCGCAAGGGCTGCCATCGATGG